TTGGCGCTTTAAAAATGATAAAGAAAAGTATCGATACCGTGATATTACGTTATTTATTCCACGTAAGAATGCGAAAACTTTCATTTGCGCTTTAATCATCATCATCTTAATGCTAACAGAAGACAATCATTCAGAGTTTTATTCAATCTGCCTGGATCGTGAGCTTGCAGGTGAAGTTAAAAAGGCAATGACGCAAATTATCATGGCCAGTCCTGATATAGCAAAATACTTTGTGATTCCTAAAACTTTAAGTGGTCGTATTGTATGTACTTTAACAAATAGTTTTTACCAGGCACGTACTGCAGAAGCAAATCGAAATAACTCAATCCGTCCATCTGCATTTATTGCCGATGAAGTGGGTGCTTTTAAAGATTACAAGAACATAAATGCCATGAAGTCAGGGCAATTAAACGTAAAAAATCCATTGCGTTTCAAATTAACAACTGCTTATGCCGAGGATAAATCAATCATGTTGGAAGAACTGGCGTATGCAAAGAAAGTCTTTAATGGGTTTATTGAAGATGATCGCATGTTTGCGTTGCTATACTATGCAGAAGACGAGCATTTATGGGACGATACAGGGCTCTATCAGGCGAATCCGTTGAGGATTGAGGAAAACTATAATGAGATTCGAGATAGCCGTAAATCAGCTATAGAAAAGCCCTCAGAACGCGAAGAATATCTATGTAAACACATGAATCACTTTTTGCCTTCCAATAGTGGTGAAGCATACGTTAATGTGGAAGACTTGCGGAAATGTAAAATGGACGATTTTGATTGGTCAGGTCGTCAAGTTTGGTTAGGTTTAGACTTGGCCATGACCAATGATAACTGTTCGTTCTCGATGGTAACTGAGGAAGATATGGAGATCTATGCAGACTCTTATGCATTTGTACCAACGGAGCGTATTCCTGATAAAAACCGAGTAGAAAAAATTAATTATTATGATCACATTAAATCAGGTAAATGTTTTTCGTGCGGTGATATGACTGTCGATTATGGCTTTATCGAACAAATGATTTTGGAAGTAGAAGAAAAATTCAGCGTGATAGTAATGGGCGTAGCGTATGACCGTTATAACTGCCTTTCTACTGCTCAGAAACTAGAAAAGGAAGGTTTAGTTACTGTGGAAGTGAAACAGCATTCAAGCGTGTTACATCCAGCTACAAAACTACTAAGAGAAAAGATAATGAACAAGGAATTTCACTATACCGAAAATGAATTGCTAGAAGAAAACTTTCAAAATGCAAAAGTCACTGAGGACACCAATAAAAATATCTACGTTAATAAGAAAAAATCAACTGGCAAAGTCGATATGGTTGTAAGTTTAATCAATGCGATCTATCTACTGCAGCATGATGTCATCTTTAATCCTGATGCTGATTGGGGCGCGCAAGTAATATAAGGAGGTGAGATTGTGGGATTAATAAAAGAGTGGCGTGAATGGCGTGATTATAGACGTATTCAGGAGTTTCGCGAAAGTGGAATGGATGAATTGTTGTTACAAGCAGGTTTAACAAGTGCAGTTTTAACAAAGGAAGAAGCGCTAAGTATACCTAGTGTTGGCACCTGTGTAGATTTGATTTCGGACCTTATTGCAACTTTACCTATCAAATTGCACAAAGAAAACAACGGTAAAGTTGAAGAAATGGAAGAAGATAGACGAATTACTTTGCTTAATGACGAGACACTCGACACGCTAGATGGCTTCCAATTTAAAAAGGCCTTAGTAACTGATTATTTGTTGGAGGGTGCAGGGTACGCATATATCAACCGAAGAAGAAACAATGTCGAAAGTCTTCACTATGTTGAGAATCGAAATGTATCAGTACTAGTTGGTGTTGATCCAATATTTAAAAGCTATGATATTTCTGTTAATGGTGTGAACTATCGAGAATTCGAATTTATTAAAATTGCTCGAAATTCTAAAGACGGGGTAACAGGTAGTGGAATCATAAAGGATCACAATAAAATTTTGTCTGTTGCATACAATACGCTTGATTTTGAGGATTCGCTTGTTAAAACAGGTGGTAATAAAAAAGGCTTCTTGAAGTCGCTAGGTCGGTTGTCAAAGGATGCTATAGCAGAATTAAAAACAGCCTGGAACAATTTATACAAGAACAATACTGAAAATATTGTTGTGTTAAATAACGGCTTAGATTTTAAAGAGGCATCGAGTACATCAGTTGAAATGCAGCTGAATGAAAACAAAAAGACCAATTCAAGCGAAATAAATAAACTTTTCAAAGTACCTGATAGCATTTTGGACGGTTCAGCCAGTGAAGCGGTGCATGGAAACTTTATAAAAAATTGCATATTGCCGATTATTCGAGCGATTGAAACGGCATTGAACAAGGACTTGCTTCTTCCATCTGAGAAAGAGCAGTCTTTTTATTTTGCTTTCGATATGAAAGAGCTTATCAAAGGTGATATTGAAAAACGCTTTAAAGCCTATGAAATTGCTGTTAAAAACGGCTGGATGCAAGTAGATGAAGTTCGTTATTCAGAAGATCTTACTCCACTTGGGTTAGATTTCATTAAATTAGGCTTGCAAGATGTCTTGTATGATCCGAAAACAAAACAAATTTACACACCTAATACAAATAAAACTGCTGATATTTCTGATACAGGTCAAGCAACCGAGGAAGGAGGTGAAGAAAATGAGGATTGAGATTAGAGAAAATCAAGTTTTACTCGATGGTTATGTTAATGCTGTGGAGCGTGAAAGTCGTGTTTTACCTTCACCAAGAGGACGGTTTAAAGAAAAAATTCGTGCTAAAACGTTTGAAAGAGCTTTAGATAAGGCTGAAAACGTTGATCTATTATTCAATCACGACAAAAACCGTAAGCTTGGATCATTACAAGAAGGCAATTTGCAACTGTATGAGGATAACATTGGCTTACGTGCTATTGCTCATGTGTCTGATGAAGAAATCATTCAAAAGGCGAAAGATGGCAAGCTAAAAGGCTGGTCATTTGGTTTTGTTGATAACAAGCCATCTTGGGAAGACGGAGAAGACGGCATTCAGAAACGCACATTAGAGGACATCGAGCTATTAGAGGTGTCTATTTTAGATAAAACGCCAGCTTATGTTGCTACATCAATTGAGGCACGTGGCGAAGATCAGACAATTTCAGAAACTCGCGGTGCAGATTTTAAAGCCGAGATCGAGAATCGTTCTGCAGAAACAAGTTCTAATAAAGATATTGATTACTCATTGTATGAAAAACAAATTGAGCTTTTAAAGTTGAAAGGTGGAAACTAACATGAAAAAAAGTATTAAGAGATTTATTGAAACACGTTCTATGCCGTCTCTAGTTGAGCAGCGCAACAACTTATTAGATGAAATGGACAATTTACTAAAGGGTGCAAAAGAAGAAACTCGCGCATTAACTGAACAAGAAGCAACTCGATTTGATGAAATCAAAAATGAAATTGCTGGACTTGATAAAACTATCGCTGCTCTTGATGAAGCACGATCTTTGGATAAAAAAGTACCTGCAAAACAAGCTGAAGAACGTACAGAAGAAGAAGCTGAAACGCGTGCGTTCGATAATTATATTCGTGGTGTAGTGGAAGATCGAGCAGATGTTAATTTAACAGTAGGTGCAAACGGTGCAGTGATTCCTTCTAGCATTGCAAACAAAATTATTCAAAAGGTATACGATATTTCACCAATCTATCAATTAGCAACTCGCTATAATGTCGGTGGATCATTAAGTATTCCATACTATGATGAATCTGCAGGAACAATTGAAATGGCTTATGCTGATGAATTTGTGGAATTAGAATCTACTAGCGGTAAATTTGGTTCTATCGAGTTAAAAGGTTTCTTAGCAGGTGCATTAAGTAAAGTATCTAAATCACTTGTTAATAATTCGCAGTTTGATCTTGTTTCATTTGTTGTAGGAAAAATGGCAGAATCCATTGCCAAATGGATTGAAAATCAATTGTTAAATGGCACGCCAAATAAGGTCACAGGACTTTCCACTGTTTCACAAACTGTTACTGCAGCATCGGCAACGGTATTAATAGCAGATGAATTAATTGATGTGCAAGAAGAAGTACCTGATGTATTCCAGGGCAGCGCTATTTGGATCATGAATAAATCAACACGTAAAGCCATTCGAAAGCTTAAAGATGGACAAGACAACTATTTATTAAACAAAGACGCTACAGCTCGTTGGGGTTATACATTACTAGGTAAAGATGTGTACACTTCTGATAATATGCCTGAAATGGAGGCTGGAAAAACAGCTATTTACTACGGTGATATGTCAGGGCTTGCGGTTAAACTTGCTGAAAATGTTTCGATTGAAATTCTACGCGAAAAGTACTCAACACAACACGCGATCGGTGTTGTAGGCTGGATTGAAATCGATTCAAAGATTGAAAATGCACAAAAAATCTCTAAATTAGTTATGAAATCAGCGTAGTGGTAAACTCTACGCTTCTTTTATGTGCGCCCGGCATGCGTATGAACTATAGGGTGCAAGTCCCGAACCCCGAAGACAGAAGTAGAGGTTAGCCAAGAGCAAGGGTGTCCGTGGCGACGCGGAATCTGAAGGAAGCTGGAGGCAAAACACCGGTCCGAG